TGACACGTTGCCCAGGAACATCGTCGCGCTGACACCCGTCAGTGTGACGTTGGCATCAGCAGAAACAGTGAGAGTGCCGACCTCACCTGTGGCCGAAACGCCTGTAGGCGACACATTGGCGTCGCCAGTCATAGTTACGGAGCCTACATCGCCCGTAGCGCCCACGCCAGTGACGTCTACATCGGCGTTGGCCTGTACAGTAACCTGTCCAAGGTCAGCAGTGGCCGAAACCCCCGTCAGTGTGACGTTGGCATCAGCAGAAACAGTGACAGTGCCGACCGCACCTGTCCCCAGGGGAAGCTCGGGTTGAGCATTTCCCCAGGTGGACTGGCCCCAGCCTACAGAGGCATTCCAGCCAGTAAACGCAACGGTCGCATCTGCCACTTACCCGCCTCTTAGGCGATTCGAATAATGGCGCTGGTGGCGTCGTTTGTTGGGAAGATGATGGTGAACGTGCCACTGGTGGACGTCTTTGCACCGCCAAAATCCAAAACGCATACCGAGGGGTCACCCGCAGCCGTATCGTTGTAAATCAACGCGCCAAAAGCCGTAATAGTGGCACTTGTAAACGACAAGTCAGCAAAGTCCGTGAACGCAGTGGTTCCCGTAGACGATGGCGTGACGTTGGTCAACGCGCCACCACCAGCAGAGTACGAACCGGATGCAGACACCTCGTTGGAGGATGTGTATGCGGTCGTTGCAGCAGTGAATGAAGCACTGTTGTTGTACAAAGCCAGCTTAAACGTGTTGCCCGTGCTGGTTGTAAAGTTGTGTACACCTTTCATCAGCTCCACTTTGAAGCTGGTGCACATGAAATTGCCTGAAAATGCCATTTTTAATCTCCTAACAAATGAACTAAGTCGTGGTGACCTGCCTCGCGCAGGCGCAGGGCAATAGTTGCTCGGTCCTGTTCAACTGCTTCTTTCAGGTAAAACGCCACGACTTGCTTGACGCTTTCTTTGAAAGCTCTGGCCTGGGCCTGCACAGCGGGGTGCGACTGATCGCCGACATAGATGATTTTATCTGCCGCGCGCATGGCCAGCTCTTCTGGCGTCCAGCCACGCTTTTGCGTGGTCTCAACAAAGACGCTGCCTACATGTACGGGTACTGGTGCTGTAATCATGGTCCAGGTGAATCCGATTTAAGTGGAATACGAAGCATGCCATCACGATATTCGTCACGGCGGCGACGGCCTTGCTGCTCTGTGCCCAAACCTTGGATAGCCTCTTTGTAAGCCCCACGAAAATACTGCATCATCTCAGTAGGTCCTTTCGTGTAGCTGTAGGCTTGGATCAAGCATGCGTACAACAACGCCTCAGGAGCATTATTACTGATCCATGTGGTCGGATTGGCCGACGACAGCTGTGTTGGACGGTAAATGTAGCCCAGCTCCACACTGTAGTTCTGATTCGGCGTGGGCGCGATGTAAAAAGTGTTCTGGTCCCACACAGAATAGTACTTGGGCGTGCCTTGCGTGCTGCCGTTGGCCCAATACTCTTTCATAAAGGACGTGTCCCGAAAATCCAAAAACAACTGCTCACCACTAGCTGGCGTCAGGATCATGTAACGGTGTGTCAAAAGGTCAGCAGGGGCGGCCAGGAACTTGTTGCCCTGGGTCATGTTTCCTGCTACCTCAAGTTTGAACACGTCCAGGTCAATCTCGCGAAGAATTTGGTTCTCCGCCATAGTGATGAATGTGTTGATCACCGGCTCAGTGAACACGTTACTGTTCACCTCGGTGTAGTTTCGGATGTTGGTGACAAGTTCGTCGTAGGTCATGTGATACTCACAGTCACTGAGCCGACAACGCCTTGCGCGATGAGCGCCTGGTCCTGCACATACGGTTGCATGTTAGTGCCGCCTTGCACGCTGCCGTAACTTTGAAAAGCTGTAAAGCCTGGTGCGCTTACAAAGACGGACACAGGCTCAATACGATCTGGTCGAGGCTCTTGCAATGCAATCGCATCGCCACGGTAGCGAAGAGGTTCGAGCTGAGGCTCTTTGGGCTCATAGTCTTCAGGACAGACTTTGAAACCTTTCCAGTTCTTGCGCAACGTGTTGTAGGGGTAACGCTGCCCACAGTAGTCGCACAGCCCGTACGAAAACTTGCCGGATGCGTAAGCCATGTCATACCCCTAGGTCCGGCACAAACTGCACACTGGCCGTGTCTCGATCTTCCAACGCTGCGCGTTGGAAGTCTTCTTCGTAAATCGCCTTTAGAGCAGCCGCACGATCGGGAGCGAATTTAAGAGACAAATAGTACGCCAGGCCAGATGCCAAGCACGGCAAAAAGCGGAAATTAACGTCCGCTGTATTGGTGTAGGCGCCTGCATCCTGGATGCGACGGATGCGGTAATACACAAATGTGTAGTTTTTGTCCGCTGCCGGGTAGAAAAACACCTTGGGGATGTTTGTGCGCTGCACATAAAACTGCGCAGGTCGCGCTTGGCTGGTTTTATCCGGTACATTGAGGTAGTCCTCTCGACTGATTCGCTCAATGTAGATGTCCGTCGAAACCCCGGCACTCGGGTCACGAATGACAGCCTCCAGAACATTCACCACAGCCGCATCCAACGAGATCTCGTTGGTGCCCTGGGTCAAGGCATAAGTAGCCTGTTCAATTGTCCACAGATTTAACCCGCGATTGGCCCAGTCAAGAAACAACAGGTTGAGCGAACGGCGCGACGACGAAAGCTGATAGCCACTCGTCGGCCGCATTCCGCAGCGCTCAAACGCTTCCTCGACCAAGTCATCAATCGACAAGTCAAATGTGGTTGTGCCCGAGGTAGTCATTCGCTGTACAGGTTGTTAAAGGTCTGCTGTGCGTCCATGTACGAGTCATCCTGCTCTGCGCAGTGAATCCACTGGCTGGGCCTGAAGTCTGGAGCACCCTCCCCTGTTTGCCAAAACGCAGGGCTTGTAACCCTGACACGATTATTGGGCAGAGCAACAATGTTGCCTGTCCACTTGCCCGCATCTGTCAAAACCAAAACATGACTTTGCTTGTGCTGCGCAGGACAATCGGCTACCTCGCTCTCCGTATAATCTACGGTAAACAAGTACCTGCCTGTGTGAAACTCCCCATCTATTTTGCACAACCAAGGGCTGGGGCTGGTCCTGGCAAACTTGATCACCGTGTGATGGTGAGACGGACAATCCCAAGGCTGCGCTAAATGGGTAGGCATGCGCTCGGGCCACTCTTCCAATGGAATATCCCCCACCAGCGCAGTGATCGGCATGCGCGCCCACATGGCTCCCCCATGCACGTTTTCAGAGCCATCTACGTGGCTTTCACACCCCGTAAATACAAGCTGAAAACTCAAGCAACGATCCGGCATGACGTTGACCGCAATCACATTTGCGTGCAAGTACTCGCCATGGTACTTCTGATGCATGTGAGTAAACTCGCGTCTGACCCAGCATTTAAAGTACGGAATGTTGCTGATGAGGTAGGGCATTACTTAGCGCGTTTGGCCATCTTCTTAGCAGCACCGCCGGCCGCGTAGCCCTTAGACATCATGCCTCCAGAAGCGTAGCCTTTGGTCATCATGCCGCCGCCCATTTTTCCAATGGGCTTGCCCATGGCCATGCGCTTGTGCTCATTGACGCCGCCTTTGTTAGCCATGCCGCCCTTGGCCATCTTAGGCACCCCAGTGCTTTTGCTCGTTTCGGAAACCATGTGGTTACCCGAACCGCTCATTACTGCACCACCACCGCGCGTAGCGGCACCCATTCCACGTCCAGCCATGATTAAGCTCCTTTTTTCATTGCACGACCCTTAACATCGGCCGTTTTACGAGAAACAGCACGACCCATCTTGTCCGGTGCGGACTTCTTGGCCATACCCCCTTTTTTCATTGCAGGAGGCATGCCCTGAGGCATTGGACCGCGTGCAGGAGGCATTGCGCCCTGCATTGGCATGCCGGAAGCAGGACCTCCCATCTGCATCTTTTTGGGCGAACCGCCCTTTTTCATCTTGCCAACGCCGTCCGCAGCAAAAGCTGGAACTGATTTGCCGTCTTTTTTGACCATTTTCATTGTTGCCATTTCAATCCCTTTTTACCATGTCATCGAGCTTTTGCTCAAGTCGATTAAATCGTTGATCCATGTGGACGACGAGTTTTTCAACACGATCGTCCACTTCTTTTCGAGTAATATGGTCTCTGGCAACTTCCTCGCGTGTGCGATTCAACAAAATGCTGATTCGCCCGAGCTCATCAAACTTGCTTTTAAGCAAAAATCCCATGAGGCCCACAATCGCTGTCAGGACAACATTCCATACCATCATTTCCACGGCTTAACACCTCCAACGCTTGCGCGCTTGGCGAAGTCTGCTGTTTGGGTCCTTGGCAGCTTCAGGAAAATCCTTCATCTGGCCCTCGGACCGCGCACAATACGATGCTCTGCGCTTTGCTTCTGCAGCCGACGGTGTCTTGGTAGTCACCGCCGTCTTTAGTTTGCTTCCAGGGTTGGCCTTGCGAAACGCTGCCACACCCTTTTTGGTCATGCCGGCACCTTCCTTGGTGGCGCGGAAGTTCCCGCTCTTCACCGAGGTTTTAATGCCCATGCCTTTGGAAGCCATTACACAGCCGCTCCGCCGTAAAACATGAGCGTTACGCTGGTTACTTGCGCATCATTGACGTCAATAAACACGCCATCCGGGAACAGGATGCCCACGTCAGGGAGAATGATGTCGTAAGCACCAGCTGCCGCCGGAGTAACGATGGTTATCAATGCAGTGCCGGCTGACGTCGAACCATTTTTTAAAGAAAAGGAAGACGCCGTTGCAGAGCATGTGTAGTAGAGGCCCGCAACGCGAGTTCTGCCAGCGATTGCTTGAGCATCCGCAGTCTTAGTAACTGCTTGGATGTTGCTGTTGCTCATGTAACCTCCTTAGACAACGAGTTCGTTGCTTTGGATGTACAAGACTGTGACAGTTGCAGCACCAGTGGAGCCGTTGCCGTTTTGAGCAGTGAAGTCAGCCAAGACTTGGATGTCAGTGGTACCAACATCAGTGGCCACACTGGTACTCAACGTACCACGAGTGGTAGCTGCGGTCTTGACCGTGGTGGCAGGCAAGAAAGCAGTAGCACTTGCAGAAGTACCAACGGAAACAGTAGCAGTACCTGTGTCATTGTTGACAGTCACGACGTTCAAAATCACGTCAACGATCTGTGAGCCAGCAGGGATAGTGGCAACAACTTGATCAAGCGCTGATGCGCCGATGATGTCAATAACCAAAGACTGTGCCATGAGCACAGATCCAGTGTTTTTGACGTTGGTACCTACCGTAGTGCCGGTGGTTTCTTTGATGGTGCCCGCTTTTACCGGGCCAGAGAAGGTGGTCGTAGCCATTTGATCCTCACATGCGAGTTAAAGTGCTTCCGTCTGCATGTCGTCGGCCGGGACCGTCAGAAGCACCGGAAAATCCCCGGTATGCCCTAAATATAACCTATTTGCAGAAAAAGAAAAAGGGGCTCGAAAGCCCCTTTTTCCCATCCTAAGCAGCTATCAGGCGCCAGGACACCCGAAGATGCCACGTGGATCGCTAAAGCCAAAGCTGTAACGCTCGCGAGCCTTGTAACGGACGTTACCCGTATCAAAGTCGCCTTCAAACGCGGTTTTCAACGACACGCGCTCAAACATCTTCATCCCGTTAGGAGCATCGGTCTTAATAAACCATGCGTCCGGATCGGTCAGGAAGTGGTTGACCACGTAGCCCTGTGGAACCATGCCCATGTTTTTGATGGCATTGATGTCGTTGTCAGCAGTGCCAACCCGCAAAGTGGACTTCAGAATACGGTCGCCCGTGAACTGGAGTTCTTTCGGCAGGATCAGCTTAAGGCCTTGAACGGCGATCTTCAAGCCGCGTTCATCAGTGAACGCTGCAATGTCGATCAGAGCTTGTTCCAAGGAAGTCTCGGACAAGTCAGCGGCAGTGGCCAGGGTGTTGGACAGGTTAGGACCAGTCAAAGTGGGGTGGTTGGTTGCGCACAAAGCAACGCCGTCGCCACCGATAGAGGTGGTGAAAGCACCGTTGAGCACAGACGCCGCCTTGATCTGCTTGGTCTGAGCCATCGAGCGGGCCAGGGCCCTGGTGTAGCGGGCCGATAGACGGTCGTAGAGGTTGTCCTCCACGGCTTCTTCGGTCAGCGAGAACGCCAAAGCGATGGTCTCGTGGGTGTAACGAGCGGTGTACACCTCTTGCGCCTGGTCGTAACCGACACCAGCGCCTTCGGTTTTAACCGGAGCTTCCCCAAAGCCCGATTCCATCACTTCTTCTTCGAATGCACGATCAGAAGTTTCAATCGGGTAGATTTGGGTGTGCTCGTTCTCGTAGTTTTTGTACTCAAGACCGAATAGAGCATTGAGACCAGGCTCAAGCTCTTTCACCAGTTGTGCACGTGAAATTGCCATGGTTGATCTCCTTAGGTGCTAAAGCCCGGCGTGCCAGTGCTGCCGTACATGTGCTCGTTGATCTTCACAACGAGAACGGCGTATTGGCCTAACTCGTTGCCCGGTACGTTCCATAGGCCGACTGCCTTCAAGTTGGCAGCAGCGTTTTCCGTGAAAGTACCACTCATGGTCATGTTAGACAGACCTGTCGTGGTGCTACCAGTGGTGGAAGCAGTGATGTCCGCGTTGGTGCCGAATGCTGCCTGGGTAGGGGTGCCAGCATTCTGGATGATGAACAACTGATTGGGATCGTCGATCACGTCAGCAATGATTTTGCCGGAAGTGATGTTGACGGAACCAGGATAGTAGTTCTTCCAGGTAGGTTTGCCCGTGGTGGGATCAATGTAGTTGCAGCCGTTAAAAACGCCCACAGCCACGGTGTGATCCGTGTTGTTGAATTTGACCAAGTAACCATTATCAATGGTCACCAAGTCACCTTGAAAAATCGCTCCAGCCTGGTTATCAGCAATCTCATAGCCGTACTGTTTTTGAGCACCAGTAGCGGACAGATTGCCTAGAGGACGCAGACCAAAAGCCTTATTTACGTTTGGCATTTGATGTTTCCTTCAAAAAGTTAATTTCACTGGCCGCGAGAGCCACCGAATGAAACGCGTGACTGACGACTTGGGCGCTGAATGGTCATGCTGTTGTGAGCATTGGCCTTCATCAGCTCGTTATCGACAGCTTGCAATTGGTCGTTCGCCCTAGAGTTGTAATACGCATCGCGCTCTTTAACCGTTTCCTCAGGGATACGCGCTAGAAGCAAACCTCCCACGCTGATCACGCCAGCATGTCGGCCGTCATCTACTGTTGGGACATGGTAGTCAGGGTATTCATCGCCACGAACCAACTCATACCCCTCGCGGAGTTTTCCTGAAATGTTCGTGCGGTCTTCTACCCCACCTGCTTCTGCCCGAATCCAACGGTGCTGATACCCCGGAGGCGCGGGAGGCGCATCCAGACGAGAAGGCGGTGCCCAAGGCTTACGTCGCGCATCTTTCTCACGTGATTCGCCCACGCGAGAATTGCGATTGAGAACAGGTATTTTAACGTCAGACATGGGTTATTCCTTCACGTATTTGGCGTATTCCTCAAGAGGAACACCCAGCTTTTTGGCAATTGCAACTTGACTTGGCGTCAATCTTACAGTGCGGCGTGCGTTGTTAATACCCGACGATCGGGATGCAGGCGCCACCGTTTGCACGGATCTGGTGGACCTGTTTTGCTGAGAGCCTCCCCCCAGTCTCTGAGGGAAAGTCTGTCTCAAGCGATTGTCAAGCTCATCATAATACGCATTGGAATTCGGGTCAAACCCCTCAACCTGAATCAGTTGGCGATGAATACCCCATGCGGCATGCGTCATGGCGGTATCGCGGCCATACCAGGGGTTGCGCTCGGCCCAGTCCTCGACCCGTGGATCAACTTCCTGCTGCACTTGTACCTGGGGCTGCATGGCCGCTTGTTGAGCTGCTACTTGCTGCTGATACGCCCACTGCTGTTGTTGCTGCTCACGTTGTTGCGCTGCAGCAGCAATCTGACCTTGCTCCATGG